TTAATCATGTGAATAACAGACTCTGCATCTTCTAAAGATGTTGCAGTGTAAGGGACTACTAAATCATCAGCCGGTACAAATTTTGACACGGCTCTGCCAAGAATTTCATCGTAATAAACTTTCTTGAACGCAGAGCCGGCAAGAGGGAGATAAAAAAGCATTTGATCGAACTCGGGTTCATACTCCTTCATCACATCCATGAGCTGATAGTTCATGAATTCTTTAACTCTGTTTGATTGTTCTTCTTTGGCTCTGTCTGCAAGTCCAATTATTCTAGTGTGGACTGGACCATTAGCCGGTAATAATTCTTTATAAGCTTGTGCTTGAAACTGTGTAACCGCTTCTGCAAGAACAGGATGCGTTGCACCACTTGCTCCTTGGAAAGGTTGTGTTGGGTTTTCGTATTTAAATCCTAAAAGGTCTAATCCTTTTGTGTAGCTATCTTCCCAATCTTTTCTTGAAGATTTATATTGATTGTAATTTGCTACAAGTTCAGAACCTAGTTTACCTAAAACATCTTCTGGTAATAATTCTGCTAAGTTATCGAAGTGTGATTCTCCTCCACCTGCATTAACTGCTTCGGGATCAAAATTAATTGTTGCTCCTCCGTCTTCTTCTTGAGTTACTTGTATATCATCTGGACCAACCTGCTCTTCAATAGTTTCTTGTTGAGCTTCGACGATTTCGTCTTGTCCAGGTATTTTAATTTCAGTCTCTACGTTTGGTAGGGCTTTGTCTATATCTGCCATTTATATTCTCCGAGTTCTTTATTGTTGTAACCTGTTTTGTAGGAACATTCAACCCTTGTGAGTCTGGTCCCTTAAGTGGTGGGATTTCGTTAAATTTGACGTGTTGCATATTTGCAACAAGAGTTTTATTCTTCACTAAACATACCTCTCTTATTTCTGTAGTCATCAAACATTTCATAACCACTGATACCCATTGATAATGCTAGACCCGGTAATCCAAATCTACGCGATACTGTTTTTAAAGTTGTTGGACTAATACCTAGTCTCATTGTTTTTGCAATTGTAGGATTTATTCCTTTTGTTGCAAACTCAGTTGCAGGACCTGCAAATGCTGCACCCATATAATTAAATGGGTTTGTTGCAATGTCAGTTAACGAATCTCCTTGTTGTACTTGTTCAGCTAAATACAAAGGTTCTGTTGCAAGTAATCCAATTGGTGAAGCTGTTGCAGATAATCCTCGACCTAAAGTCTTTAATGCTGTTTTTGTAATACCAGATTTCTTTGCACCTAACGCGCCACTTCTTGCAGCCTCAATTGTTGATGGTGCAACTGCTGCTGTACCTGCTACAGCTGCTGTTCCTAATGCTGGAAGATACGCATCTCCGATTGCTGGACTTTCTTGTGGTGTATCATCTAATGATCCTGTCACCATATCTATTAATAAATTTTTTTGTTGTTCTTCGTTTGACAAATAAGTTGTTGGATCATCGTTCATAAATTTTTTAACAAAACCCGCGGCTGCTGCACCACCTGCTGCAATCGCACCAAACTTACCTGCACCTCTTAACATTGGACTTTGTATTAAACTTCTAGAAACATCTCTAATTTTACCCATGGGTCCTTGCATTGCATCATCAATATTAGATCCAATTTTAACCATGTCCGTATTGTCTAAAGTTCTAACAGCTTTTTGTGCTTGGGCACATGGCCCACCTTCTGCAAAAGCAATTCGACCACCGTCTGCTCTAAGTAATGTGCATTGTTTTGCTAATCTAGATATTTCTTCATATTTTGCATTTTGTAATCCTCCAGCTAACATTTTGTCAATTGAGTCTACTATTGTTTTCATTCTTGATGGAGAAAGTTTAATTTTTTTAATATTTAAGTCTGCGCTTTGAAAAGCAAGATTTGCAGATTCATTTAAGTCTTGTAGTCTTGGAGTAACTTTTTTAAAACCAGCTTGTTTTTTTTCTAAACCTAGTTCTTGTAATGCAATGTCATCTGTTATCTGTCCAACAGGAGGCAACGTTCTAGAACCAGATAAACCATATGAAGGTTTCATTCTTTCTAAAGTTATTGGATCTATTTGTCTTGTAGTAATTAAACCATCTGTTGCAGTGCCCATTAATCTAGCTTCTTCATTTAAAATTTTATCTATGTATTGCGTTAATGGAACTTGACCTTTTGTTTTACCAAATTCTTTTTGTAAGGCGTTTTTAAATTTCTTTTGGTCAAAACTATCTGGACCAGGACTAATAGTATACATACCATCAGGGTTTCCTTTAAATTTTTTAATTACATTGTCCATGTGTTTGTTTAAAGCTACTCTATGTCTTTCTGCCCCCTCTGTTCTTCTAAAACCACCACCTAACATTTGGTTTAATTCTGAAGAACCATAACCCATTTCTCCAACACGTATTAATCCAGCTTTGTCAGCTAAATGCATTTTATCTAACAACGATCCTTTTTTACCAGTGACTTGTAGATCACCCATTTTTTTACCAGTTAAAAAATCTTCTATGTTTAAAGCGCTCTTCTCACCTAACTTTTTAGTTATGTTTCTTTGTGTCTGTTCACCTTCAAGTTTTATATCTTCAGTAACATTTTTTCCTAGTCTAGATAATGCCATTCTAAATGCACCAATATTACTTGCCTTAGATGGAAGACCTATTTTTTCTAAAATAGATTTTTTGACACCTACCTTAGTTTTATCTCCTTTGTATTTGTCATATTCATCTATCGCTTCAAGATATTTTGAAGACACTGCTGATAAGTCTTTGTCAATTAACCCTGCCTTTTTTACATATTGAGTAAGTTGTCTATTAGCCCCTTCTCCTTTTTGATAAGGAAGATTATATTTCTCAGAAGTTTTTACTAAAATATCATCGGGATAATAACCAAGTTTATTCCATTTGGTCATTTGTTTTTTCACATCAGCTACTGCTGCTTCATAGATAGGATTTGCTTTTTTTCCGTCAATTGTGTTATCAATACTTCTACCAGTTAATTTTTCTAGTTCAGCAATTAATTCTTTTTCTCTTTTTTTAGCGTTTGCTAAACCTTTAACAGTTTCGTTAAATGAAAATTTTTTTCCCTGTTCTTTGGCTCTAGACATTCTAATTGCATATGTGCCGGGCCTTGTTCTATATTCAGAAATAAATTTAGTGCCGGGTACTTTATCTGCAGCTGCTCTTTGTACATTAGCTTTTCTTTTTGCCTCTGCATCTTTTGGAACAATTTCAGGGTTATCTTTGTAATGTTTTGTTTTTATTTTTTGAGCTTCTTCTAATGAGTCTACTAATCTATACAGAGGGGCTTTTCCAAAAAACTCTACTCTATATTTTACAGTTCCTGATTTATAGGTTACTTTGTAGATATGTTTTTCTACTTGTTTTTTTATGTCAACAGCCATTAGACCTCCAGGATCTTAGCTAGTCCGCCTCTTGCAAAGTTTTCTACAAACTTTGCTGTTAGTCTATCGAATCTTGGATCAGTTGGACGTAGACCATTTGCATCGACTACATTGTTTAGAACTCTTTCTGTAAAGATTGCAATCTCTTCTGAGCTTGCACCTGATGGTACCATCTCAGCAATTCTTGGACCAAAATATTTATTAACTAATGCTAAAGGGTCACCTGCTTGTCCTCCGCCACCTTCTGTAATTACTTTTACATCAGCCGCGTCTACAATATCTGCAAAGTTTGTTTGATTAGGATTTTCTTTTTTTAATGCTTCTACTAAAAATTCTCTAGCTGATCCACGTTGAGCGGGAGTTGATCCAACATTATCAAAATAACCTACACCAAATTTTTGATCTACAAGATTTTGTACAACATCCTCGGGTCTTGCGTTGTATTCAACTGCTTCATCGAAAGGTGTTGTCTTTGCTGCATCTGCTTTTTTCTTTGCAACAATCTCTTCTAGTCTTTTCATTAAATTAGAATCTTGAATAACTGTACCATCTGGGTTCATCATAGCTGATCTTTCTGCAGGTCTGACACCGTCTGCATCTCTAAGTCCTGGAACTGTCAATGGTGTATCCCCGGTTCGTTCTCTAAGAGAAGCTAAACCTTCTTCATCTAAATTCCTGGTCCTTGTTGCCAGGTCCGTGATGTTTGCTGGAGCAGCCGGTGGATTATAAAACTCATCCATCTTCATCATGTTAGTTAAAAGTTTATTTGCTTGAGGATCGTTAAGTTTATCAGCGGTTGCAAAACCAACTGGACTTTTTAATTCTTGTAATGCTTTGCTTTTAGATATTGCGCCAAGTGCCTCGATGTTTAAATCCATATCTAGGAAACCTTCTGAAGACCTACCAGGTCCCATGAAATTAACATTGGACCGGGTACCAAGGACATCGGATAGGTTTCCACCTAATTTAGAATACAATTGGATAATTGCGTCGATAGTTGTTTTTTTAGCCATAATACTTTACTTCTCCTCGTACAACAGGCTCGTCTTCATAATCTTCAGGATGTCGAACCAAACCACCCTGTCTAATTCTCATAATGGCCTGTGTCGTACTATCGACATAGTCATCATATTCGCCAAATGGAAAAGCTGCACACTCTTCAATTACTTCCTGTGCAAAATGCTCATGCATAGGAGCCCATATTTTTCCACTCTCAAAGAGCGGGGCAACGGCGTTTAATCTTGTATGTTTATCATTTCCTTTGCTTGGAGTAAAGTTAATAACCGGTATATCCATTTGTCTAAGTTCGTGGGTCAAAGGCAGTCCTGTAGCCTTCGCCTCAATAATTACCATGTCAGGTTGCCAGTCCCTATATTCCTGTAATGCTACACGCCGGAGTTCTGGAAAGTCATACCGGTCCTTAAATGCATTAAGCAGTATTATATTCTGTCCGTCGGCCTCTGTATGAAACACACCCCACGTGGTTATAGCACTAAAGTCAGAGGTGGTCTTTTTGGTAAACGCGGTATCATAAGATTGTACGATATAATCTAAAGGTGGTGGATACTTATGTGTCCAGTCACGCCACCAATCTCTTTTTAAAATTGCTCCTTCTTCTGAAGTCGGGTTCTGC